CTATTAAGTTAGCAGTTAGATATTTTTTTCCTTGATTTATTACTTCTACAGAAGTTATAGATCCTCTATTATCTAGGGTTGGTTTAAATTTTGCCCCAGACCCCGAACCAAGAATTTTTATATCAGGTGCGGTTTTATATCCGTACCCGCCATCAATAACATCTACAGTGTTAATGTGACCATTTACTATGTTTGCTTTAAGTTTTGCTGTTTTAATTTTAGAAGTAGCAATAAATCTTAATTCTTTTTCAGTTTCTAATACTTGGTCATAGAGATTTTTTGTTAACGCAGGTTTTTCATCTTGTAAATTAAGATTGCCATAGTCTATTATCTCAGCAAATGGTTTTTTCTTTAGAATATCGTTAACATAATCAATTATTAAACTAACAGCCTTATTCCTGTTTATGAACATTGACTGTCTTGGTCTAGAAGAAATGCCGTATCTTAATTTTACTGGCAATTTTCTATCTGGAACAGCTTGTCCAGCAATGTCCTCACCTATTAGACTGTCAATCCATTTATTTTCTAATTCTAAATTAGGTACTTGTATTGTGCCTTCAGCTAATAGTTGATACTCATTGTGAATTAGATTAATTTCTTTTTCTTGATCATAAAATTGTATATTAACTAAAAATTCATCGTCGTCTATTACACTGTTGAAATTTACTAAACTAAATGTGTTTTTAGAGGTTAATAAAGCATAAGGTATCCCAGCAGATGAAGGAGCTGAAATGTAATTGGCTATTTGATTAGCACTGAGGTCTCTATCTAAATCTTCTGGTACAGTAGTTTTATTTTTTACCCAATAATAATACATTGATCCAGATGGCAATCCTGTAATAGTATCAAAATTAGTTTTGACACTGTAATTAGTATCATCACCATATCGGGCTGTTCCAGTTATTCCTAACGAAAATCCTTCAGTAGTTCCGGTAAGAGCATTCCACTCGCTGGGACTGTAAGAACTTTCAACCCATTCATAAACATCTACGCTACTACCAACTGCTGTAGAACCCCAGTTTCCGTTTCTAAAAGATAAAGAGTTTTGTTCGTATAACGCCCATTTAACCGCAGATAAGTCCCACCAAATTGTGCCAACTTTATCTAACTGCCATGATTGTTTAGGATCAGTAGCAGATTCTTCAGTTCCAACAGAATAAACCGCAGGATCAAATGATGTTTTAAAATCAATATACTGATCAGCTAGGGATAAAATTTTTCCTTTAGCAGGATCTAAAATATCAACATCTGCTAGTTTTACGTTATTAAATTTATCGTAGAAAGAAAAATTCTTAAGCAAATCAATGTTTACTTGATCATCTTGTTGTTTAATAGTGAACCAAGGTTTTGAATTAGGTATTTTATCAAATTTTTGAAGTCTACCAATCCTAACAGCTTCGAACGCAGGATCTTCAGATATAAATGACGGGCTACCAACTATTATAGAATTATTAGAAACAGACAGCCCTCTACCAAAATCTTCATCAGTGTTTAATCCCTGATCTAAAATTTCTGACAATACAAAAGATCCTGTGTAATTTGTATACACATAGACTTTACCAGTTTTTCCTTGACTGTCTCTAAATCTAGTTACGAATCTATCAAACGCAGTATTGCCTCGGTCAAATATAGTGGTCTTATAACTTGCTGCCCCTTCTGCCGAAATAGCTAAAGTCACACCGTCCGGTGATACAGATACGTTAGACCCAAACCTTTCTCCAGGTTCCATAATTAGGCCATTTAATTTTTGTTTTAAAACAAATCCAGAGGTTGTTTTATCAAAAACAAATACACTGCCTTGATCCTTGCCTAGATAATCAAAGTTGGGGGCAGATACAAATAATCGAGTACCTTCTTGATTCAATACTACTTTGTGACCAAACTCGTCACCTGCTTCTAATTCAATTTCATCGCTATCTATTGTTTGAATAAGAGTAAATGTTTCATTAGAAGTTTTTTCGTATACAAAAACTGAACCAGTTTTCCCTAATGTGGAATCTGAGTTTTCTTGCCAAGTCGATGAAGAAAATTCTGGAATAGAATTAATATTATCTACTAGACAGTTATAATAAAAAGTGCCGCGTCTTACAGTATCACCGGCTAGATAATTAATATTGTTTCTCCAGACACCTTTAAAATTTTCAAAGCTAGCTGTATCATTTGCTGGAGCTGATATTACCATTAAAGAACCGTCTTTATTAAATGCTGAGAAAGTTCCGTAAGAGCTGCCGATATTCAAAAATTCTATATCGCCGTTGGCGGGTTGTTGTATAGTAGATCCATCATCAGCATAGGCTAATGAAGGCGGAAGTATACTATTAGTAACCTCCGCAATTTTTTCCCAATCGCCGGCACCGGGTTGATTATTAGGGACAGCGGGTATATTTGACAATGCTTGCCAATAATCAGAATTATACCATACTCTAGATCCTATAGGATAATTTTTTGTTGACGAATATATTCCTACAAAATTAGGATCGTCAAGATGCTTCCAGCTCACCCCATCAAATTTATAAAGATAGCTACGGCCCATATCGTCTTTAGATCCTGGAGCACCCACTACCATATAATAAGCTTCTTCAACACCACCTAACGTGCTGCCTAAAATTCTTATTTGGTCTCCAACATTGTATCTTGTGCCTGCTACATTAACTATAGCATTATATCTTCCATCCTCTCTTACAAGATCAAAAATAGCACCCTGACCTGGGTCGCTAACATCTTCACCTTGTAGATCGTTAAATTGTCTTTCGCCAGCAGTAGCAGTTCCTGACCAAATAATTCCCGACGACGCAGTTCCTCTAAAAGAAAAATTATCAATAGCAGAGTTTGCTGTAACTAAATTTACTCGAATAGTAATGTTATGTTCACCGTCTTCGCCACCTAACTCGCTGCCAGGAATAACTATGATAGACCCTGCGGTGTATCTAATTTTATTTCCTGTTAAATCTAAATCTGACCATTCTACTGCTGTTTCGGCAAACACAGCACCAGACACCTGTTCCCAGTACGCTTGATTAGTTGGGAATATTGGTAAAGCATTTTCCCACTTAGAAGTATCTGTAGGAACGATCCCAGTGTTTAGTCCAGTTGCTGTGTAATATGCTGTAGAGTTAGCTGGATATTTGACTACATCTCCAGGTTGGTATGTTCGGCTAGGATTCCATACACCTAAATCTATTCTAGTATCTTTGATACAAGCATATAATCTACCAGAGTATCTTACAATACTTCTTGAGCTATATCCACTACCAGCACTAGTGCGAGTGACTGCGTACCTGTTTCCAGATTTAGTTACTCTAAAAGTAGCTTCCTCGTCAGGCAATATTGAATTAATACCTTTGATATTATTATAGGTTGCCGATCCAACTATTTCCCCAGTCGCTGTGACTGCTACTACAGTTATAATTAAATCATTAAAAGGAGTAAGCCCTAATAAATTACTACCGGTAATTTTTATTCTGTCACCTATAGCATATCTAGATCCGCCAGTTCTTACTAAAACACTATAGGTATTATTAGTTTTTTGGACATCAAACGTAGCATTAGATCCCGGCAAGCTGATATCTGATCCGCTGACGTTTGAAAATCTAGCGTCTTCTAAACCGCTTTCTCCTTGAGCAGATACTTCTAAAATTCCGCCAACACTGTCTATAGAGGCCACTGTTAAGGTTACGTCTCCGCTGGTTCCTTCTATTCCTTCTCTCTTTGATAAACTAATCGTAGACGAGAATTTTTCTCCGTGTGCCGGACGTGGGCTTATTATTGTGTGTCTTAATTGATATTGGCTGAAAATTTCATCATATTCAAAAATTTCTAAAGCACCTTGCTGTCTGTATCCTTGATTAACGTCATACAATCCTATACCTAAGGGGTTAGCAAGATGTTCCGTAGCTGGTTTCCAATCTTGACTGTCTATGTTAATCGTTGACCCGTCACCCACAACTGTGGTTTGTGCTTGGTACAATTTACCAGCAAATAACACAGTATCGCCCGGATTATATGTTGCTGTAGGACTAAAGACTTCTTTATAATTGCTAGGGATATAAGAAACAGTTGGCGATCCTACCATTAGCCATCGACCATCTTTACTCGATGCTAATACTTCTCCGTAAGATCCTAAAAATATTGATCTTAAATTTGAATTAGGATTTAATATCTGTAAAGGAATTAATCCTTCTTCGCTCTGGCCGTAGACAACCACTGCTGATTCTCTAATTACTTCTCCAGCAGGTACCACTTGACCAGGATTTGACGAAATAATTTGATTTCTTGCTTCTAAAAATAAAACATCTTTTCCTGAACCGGTAGGAAATGCTACACCATAATTAGCTACATCAACAGGTTTATAAATTCTTTTCTTTTCTAAGACTTCCCACTTGCCTTCGCCGTTGTCATCTAACCAAACTTTAGTTCCTTCTTTATAAGCTGCGAATCTGTCAGAAATTAAGTCGCTGTATTGACCCACTCGTAAAGTTTCAAAAATAGATATTGTGGCGAAAGAACTTTGATCGATAACTGGTTCTTCGTCAAATCCAGCTATTTCTATGATTACTGTATTAGGATCAACTGCTTTAACTCTCCAGAATCCTTCTAAGTATTTGATATTATTAATTCCTATAATATCATCTACTTTCAATCCGTGTGGTTTATTACACTCTAAAGCAACCGATGTAGTATCAACTACTGCCACTGCTCCTATAATAATATCTGTAATTGTATATCTTAATACAGACCAGCCTGGGTTATCAAAAGTTACCCACACCTTAGAACCATCTTTTAATTCAGTTATATCTAAAGCATATAGGTTGGTTCTAGTTTTTACTACAAAGTCTACATCGCCAGAATATACATAACCTGCCGATGATTCGGTTACAGGATAAGATTTTGTTGGAAAGGTATATTCTGGGCCACCAATAGTAAAATCATTAGATCCTATTAAAATATAATTTTGATAATTTGATTTTGATAACCCTCTGCTATCAATAATAATTGGTTGAGGATTTAATCTTATATCCTTTTGATTTAATAATAATTCTAATTCTTTAAATTGAGATGAGCCTCCAAATGTTCCCATTAAGAATGCCCACTCTTCATTCATTTCAATAGCATCTTGATCTAAAGAACTTAGTTTATCAAAAATTTTAGTAATAGAATTTGTTGTTCCCTTTTCTCTAATAAATCCTTGATAAATTCTAAATTGTGTAACTTCGTCCTGAGCTAACTCGTCTAGATATCCACGTTTTTGATATCCAATAGAATGTCTAGCTAATTCTTTTTCAGTATCATCTATTCCTTGATAACCCAATTCATAATAATCTTCAATTTGATTAATCTTATAATCAATGTTAGCAACTAAACTAGGTGTAGGGATTGAATCTAATCTTTCCCAATTGTTAAAATTAAAATCGCTAGATCCAGTTTGCGAAACTTTAGAAACATAATAATATTCTCTATACTGAACAATATCCCCTAATTTGTAATCAGTAAATGCCTGCCACGGATTAATGTCAGCAGAATCGTATATAAAGCCTGGGCTGGTGTAGTCTCCATCCCAATCAGTAGTCCTAAATCCTACTAATTTCATTCTATCTTGTCTGTATCCCGGACCTTTATCAAATATAACATCTCCAAACATAGTTCTATCATTAAAGATTGCTACATGTTCTTTTTGTACAAAATTAATCTTAGCAAAATATATTCCAGTAGCTTGTGTATCTAACGGAGTTAAAATAAATTCATTATATCCTCTGTAAACTTGGATATCAGAAGCAGGTATTTTAGTTCCGTCATTTTTAAAAATATTATATTCGTAAAAATTATCTAAAATATTATCTGCTACGCTACCGGCATTGACAATTTTTAATAATGTTGCAGCAGGACTTAAAGTTATTAACGCACCCACGGCCCAGTTATGAGAAGTCCAAAACATAAATTCTTGAACTGACAACATCCAATCGTTAGGAACTAATAATTCTTTATTGAAATCATCAAAGACAATTCCTTGATCTACTAACCATTCACTATAACCTAGTATTACATCGACTACTTGCTGTATTGTAGAAAAAAAGGCATTATATGGAATACGCTTTACTAAAAATTTATTAAAGGTAGTCCTTTTTATTGCCGTAACATCATTAACTATTGGTAATGCTGGCAATACTGTAAAATTTTCATTTTGAAAACTATTAGCGGAAAGATGATTAACTGTACAACGATAGTACAATCCTTGATACCGTACTAGGGAGCCTTTGCCATAAAATTTTTCAGCATCCCAGTCTACATATTTTTCGCTCACACCACCTACAGATATAGTCGGATCGTCAACCCTGGTGTACGGTTCATACGTACTAAAGTACGAATTTAATTTATCGTAGCCGAATAATTTAAAACCGCCGTCAACTTTTTCTATTACTATTCCAGAATAGCTAATAGATTTAGCTACAGAACCAGTATTAAAAATAATTTGAAAATCTTCTGGCGGTATAAAGACTGCTGGAGATTTAGATGTTGGACTCTTACTATCTAAAATATATCGTTGTCTTGCTTTTTCAACAAATCCGCCTATCTTATGAGATATTCTTACATCTAAATTGCTTATTGTATTTGACAATAGCGAAATATCTATAGCGTTAAATTTTAGATAATTTTGAATGTAAGTAAACAAACCCGATGGGTCACTGTCTACACTAGACGTTAAGGTTTGCTTATCGATAAATGTTCCAGTATCTTTGTCAATTAATTGATCTAATTTGTTTTTTACAATTTTGTTCCTATTAAAATTTGTAGATATAAATTCAAAAGGAGTTAGGAGACACGCGGCTGTAATTATAGAAAACGGGTACAGCGAACTTCTTCTCCAAGAATTTTCAACTGGACCGTAATCTCCAAATTGAAAATCTTCATTTATTTTATTCAATGAATAATCTATAATCGCAGAAGCGTCTTGCGGTGATAATAAATTTCCATGATCATCTACAGGAATGTAATCTAATAGACCCGGCTTAGCATATCTAGGGTTTGCTCCCGTAGTTGGGCCTTGTCTTATAATTCCCTGTTCTAAATCTTCCCATAATAATAGGTTACCTTTGGTATAAGGAGCAGGACCATATTCTTCTTCCCACCATAAGGGCTTTTCGCTGAACCCTAACATCTCCCAGGGGCATGTGTGAGGTCTATCAGTATCGTATAAAAATTTGTATATACCTCTCCAATATTGCGGAAGTTTAAGTTTTTTGTTTCTATCAGTGGCTCTAAAATATGTGTATGTAAAAGGATTTTCGGACTGATAAACTTCATTTTTATAAATGTCAATTCCTAAATTATTAGACCATTTTAAAAAATCTGTCTCTATAACATCGTCTATTGTAGATACATCATATATTGCTTGGCCGTGATATCCTTTAAAAAATCTATCAACATCAAAAATTTCTGTATCATATTTTATTTTAAGATTATTATAGATTCTCTTTTCTAATTCCAATATAATATCATCTCTTAAATCACCAAAAGCAATCGTAATACTGCCGTCGTGTCCTTGTATTACTTCTGTAGGTTCTACCAGAGTGTCATCAAGATAAATTCTAGGAGTAAATTTTTTGTACAACCCTAATTTAGTAGGCGTTTCTGGAATAAAATTATAAGTTGTTGTTAGATATTCTCTAATCTCGATTCTGTCATTTTCGTTTAGATTTACTAATAATTTTACAAATCCAAAGGTAGAATCAAATACATAATCAAACCCATGTAACATTTGGATATCGTTAACATACACGTAGACAGCACGAGATGAATTTGTATCTAAGTCAAATTTTTCATTTAAAGCAAAAGTTGTAATGCCTTCATCTTCAACAGTATAATTAATTACTTTATAAGCACCGCTACCGATCATGTCCGATGTAGCAAAAGGAAAATCAATAACATTAGATTTAGACATCTTATCTAAAATTTTATCTACAAATTCCACAATACTACGTTGATCAAAATCTAATTCGCTAGCTAGAGTAATAAAATTATTTTTAAACTTTTCGTATTCGTTGGCTGCGTGTCTAATAGACTTTATTAGATTAATATCTTTATCACATAATAATGGAAATGCCAATACTCCTAGACTAGCTCGTTTCATAAATCTAGAACCGTTCTGTCTATAATTCACTATATCTCTGATATTACTAGCTCCTGGAAATTCTCCTTGGAATCCGGTGTCTACTTCAATCATAGTTTTTAAATGATCATTGGCCTGGCCTAGAGTAAATTGTTCTAGGTTTTCATTTAGGGGATTTTTTTCTAAAGAATTAGGAATTTCATAATAACCTAAATTTGGCTCGTCGGTCGTAAAGATTTTTAAAGTTACAGTTTCCCCTGCTTTTAAAGTTTGGTCAAAAACAAAAGTTCTTGTATCTGCTACAAACGTGCTGGTAAAACTTGTGTTAATTTTTTTACCGTTGATGTAGAATAATATATGTTCTGTAGCATTGCCTGACCAAATACACGCCGACGATGTTATTGAATTTGTATCACTTTCTATAATAAAAGTGTCAAGGATAGGTTGTCTTAAATTAGGATTAGTTTTAATCCACCCGTTAAAAAATTCTTCAGTTTGATGATTTTTAAAAAAACCGGACGCTGATAATTTATTAATAGTTTGTCCAGACTGTTGATATAAAAATGAATCTTTTTCAAAATCAACTTCAAATAAAATATCTCCAGAATTATTAATATTCAAATAGGACAACGAAAACCCTAATTCTTTATCTACCGGTCCGTTTCCTATTTTATAGCTAATAAGTTCACTTCCAGCAAAGGTTGATGTTTCATATTTTTGATTGTCGGAAAACGAAACTCCCTCGTCATCAAACAAATCAAATAACGGAAATTGATTTATAGAAGTTTTTGTTTGACTACGTACCCACTGTTCGCCATCATAATGATACATCCTACCTTTGTTTAGCACACTACCCTTGGATATGATTATGGCTTCACCTATAATAGGATCAGTATCATTGGTTTCAACTAAACTAATTTGGGTTCTATTAATAGTGTTTGTACTAGTTTGAACAGTTATAATCTTTACTTCAAAAATTTTATTCTTAACAAATGGATCAGTGTCATTTAAAAATAAAATTCTATCGCCATCCTCAACCGATTGCCCGTCAATATTATAACCGGCAGATCCTTCTATAGTTGAAAATACATCTTTAGTAAAATCGTCTATCAAATCAACTGTTTTCTTAGGCGTTGACCCATGATTAAACAATTGAATATTTGGAAGGAATTCTATTATAGGACGCTTGGCTCTGTCAGTTTCTGTTAACGACGGCGGTACTCCGTTTATATTAGCAGCATATTCTATAACATCTCTATGGAACCATCTATTATAACGTGCCCACGGATTTTTATCTTTACTACTTTTATTAATGGTAATATAGTCTTTTTGTGTAGGATATGACGAAGCATCGTCAAAAGGCAAAGTATCGAAGCCGCCATCATCAAAAGTAATTTCTATCTCATTAGAAATAATAGGCGGAATTTCTAGTTCGGCAAAATTTACTAATTTAATAGATTCGCCAACTCCTTCTACTAGCCATAAACTATCATTGTAGATAGCAGGCTGTACTTTACCTACAAATTGTACTTTTAATCCATTGGTAAATTTTATATTATTAGAACTTGTGTAATTTACCTTACCAAGAATTTCTTTTTCAACGTCTATAAAAGAATTTTCTAAAACAGACGCAATTACAAAACTGCCAACACGATTAATATTATTTTCGCTTTGATAATATAATAATTCTGGAGCATCTAACGGAACTTCAAATGTTATAGTACCAACTTCAATTCCGTTATTAGTTACACCTTTATTATAATTTTCTTGATTACCTTTGAGATTTCCGGATCTGATAACAAACGGATCACCGGGACTATTAACATCAAAAATATATGTTTGACCTCTGTAAAGAGTAAGTTGAGGATTTCTTTTTAATCCGTCTGGGTAGAACAACCATTCGTTCTGGCCGTCTGAACGTACACGATAGCTAGATATAACATTTTCTGCTTGGCCGGCTACTGAGACTGTTTCTGGTCCAACTGGCAACCAATAATATTCTCTATAGTTTATAAACTTGTCCCAATCGATAGGAGGGTTCCAACTATATTGTTCTTGATAAGTTGCTAAATCGTCTCTTTCAGATAAGTTATTAAAAAATTTTAATTGATTTTTTAAATCAACATAGTCGTATACTTTCTTTACTTTCTGACCGCTTTCTATTACTACCGCAGGTTCTAGTTGATAAGATGATCTTAAAGATTTTTCTACATCAACATAAATGTCTTGAGAATTAAATGTTTTTCCATAACGACGACCAACAAATCCCGACAATCTTTCTAAAGTACCGGGTTGGACTAACGCATCTAGCGTAGTTGAAAGAAACTTATCATTAGTACTTGTTTTAAAAATATCAGGAAGTAGATCAACGGTTCTTCTTACTGGTAGTTCGCTTTTTTTGAAAATTTTATTTGACATTATTTTGCTGTCCTAGTTACAACCTGACTATTCAAAAGATTTAATTCTGTAGCTGTAATATTGTATAATATTTCAATACTATCCACTGTAGCAGCACTTACTAGAATTTCATCTGGCTGAGCTCTTATTTCTGATAAACTTCCGTACGCTTGATTTTCTTGTTTTGGTACTAACGCAATATTACTAATATTAGGAGAATTATTAGAAACAATATAAGTGATCAATTCGCTAGCAAAAAATCTATCGCCAAAATCCCAATTGCCTACATCAAAAAATTCATTGATACTATTAATTATTCTCACTTTGAGATCGTTATCATTTATAACTCGGTTAGGATTTTTTACAACTTTAAAAATTGCCTGAAACTCTGGACTTGCCTTGTCCCCAAATAAAGGAAAATATTTTACAGGATGATAAACTATTTCATCGCTGATAGATTTAATTGGGCCGAGCGTAGATCCAAATTGTATGCTTAAACTTTCAGAAGAGGGCTCTGCAGGTTTAGTTGGTAAACCGCCAGTGAGCCATAATCGATAGTTGTCATCATACGACCTAGTTAAAAGATATATGTCAATAATATTACTGACACTAGGGTCAATTCTTCTATTTTCACTGGCATTATGAATGTATTGAAATTTTAAATTATCTCTACCGATATATCCTACATAACTAGGTTCTAGGACAAAAGAACGAGTTATAAGGTCAACTTTTTTAATTAAATTTTCAGCCCTATCATAAAAATAAATTAATTGGTTATGATCGTAATCATTAACGTTAGCATTAACTTCTTTGTCTACAATAATAAACTTGTTATTAACATTTGGAATATAATTAAAGACATCAAATCCATTCTCATCTTGCACTTGTTGGAAAAACACATATTTGTTATTGATATTAGATCCTACTATTTCATCAAATGAATCAGGATTGTCTATAACTCCGTCGTTGTCGCTATCATAGAACGATATCTTAACAGAATCGGAGCTCTTATAACCGTCTTGAAACCTCACAGAATCAGCTATCTCAAAAGATATATCATCTTTTAGTGTTTGCTGCCTGTCCACTATTGCTAATACGTCTGCTACGGAAAATAACGGATTTACCTGTCTTAAATTTACTATTTCGTTGGCTATTTCTGTATTGCTTAATATAGAACTTAAAGGCGAAGTATTAATGGCCAATACTTTAACTTGATCTTTAATTACGGTTCTAGCACGACTGTCGTATACTTTTTCGCCTCTATCAAAATAAAATCTGTTTTGTAAAATGCTAGAAAAAATATATTCTGTACCTCTTACTCTAACTCTATATTCATCACCGTCATAAACAAATGCCACAATCCACGAGGTGTCAACAGCTTCGTTGCTGGTATTACCAGCTTGTCCTAAATTAAAATCATTTTCTAAATCGATGTTTGTAGAGCTTATTACTTTCCACATACCATCTAATACATCGTATCTTAAACCAAACGTCTCAGAACTAAATGTTAGATTTAAAATTTCATTTTCAATATCTGTTGGCAATGTTGTTACAAATTTAGCTACTACTTGACTAGGCAGAGATCCTGTGGGAATATTTTCACTATAGGTTATAGGCCCTTTACCCGAACTTAGATTTCCCTTTCCAGCATTGGTTCCGTCGCCTATTAATTTAACAACTTTAGTCCATATAAATTTTTTATGATTGGCATTTGAAGGATCATAGTTAACTATTTCTCCGTTATAGAATGCTTTGTCTGCCGAAGGTGGAATAAATTTAATGAGACTTCCTAGCTCTATATATTTTAAATTACTGCTTGTATAAGATCCAATTTTGATAGGAAACGAATCAAATACGTTTCCAAAATATCCAGTTGATGCGTTTTCTTCTGTAGTAGATTTAATCCATTTGACATTCACGTCAGCTGTAAAAATTTTATCAAAATTTGTAAGATAAAAATTATACGTTTGAAAAGAGCTCAGTGCTGGTTGAACTATATTTCTTATAAAATTTAAAACTGTAGCAGAATTAGTATATTTGAAAGAATAATATCGTTCTTCGTCTTTTCTATAAATTAATCCGTCATCGGCAAAAATGTTTATTTTAGAATATTTTCCAGAAGCGTCGATGATATCAAAATTTCTACTAATGCCACTGCTAGTTCTATTAATGGCTTTGACTTTTATTACTTCCTGCGAGCTTGACAATGGAGCGATATTATAATCTTCTCCGGTAATCATCCTGTTTTGAGTGTAGTACAAAGCCGGAGCTTTAGATCTAATAGAATCTATAGTCTCCGATGATGAAGCGTTGTCAACAGTATATTCTAAACTTAAAGTTATTGATAGACTGTGTTGAGTTCCACGTTTATTAATGTAAGGAACTGATATAGTAATTGCCTTCATTTCTGAAGGATTTACAACATAACTTTGACCGTTGCTTACTCTATAATAAAATCTAAAAGTTCCTTGAGGTAATTTTCCATACACCCCGTCTGAGAATTGTAAATCTACAGCATCGTTAGCTTGTGTGATTACTGAATAAACATTTCTTTGATTATTACTTAAACTATTAAAAACAATGTTGTTTCCAGCAACTGATGAAACTTCTGTCCAAGCGTTTGTGATATTACTTGAACCATCAATAGAATATAACCACACATCATCATTATTAATATTTTGAGTAGTAATAGAAACTATTTCATTTGGCGTTGGGCGAGATATACTGAAATCCGCACTTTCTAATGTTCCTTGTTTAAACATCATGAAGAATCCAGTATTATTACTTGCTGTACCTTTGCCGTCTTGTCTATAAACAAATCCTACTTGTCGACTTGGAACTGGTGCTTCTTCAAATATAAAATCTCTAAACTCAGCTAGTCCTGTACTAACTAGTTCAAACCCTATAGATCTGCCAGCTACAGATTTGCTGAAGGAAAAAATTGGCAGTCCAGAACTAAAAGAATTGAGTCTATACTGCTCTGTTCTAATTCCATCTATAATTTTATTTGATTGTTCTTTTCCAAACTCAACGTTTGGTATCATAGCAGCATTTAAAATTGATATAAATTGCTCATACCAATTAGAGTTTGCTGGATCGTTCCATACAATAATTTGATTAGATAGATTTGTTCCGTTGCTATCAACTAGCCCTTCTGTTGTTGAAACAGATTCAAATTTTAACAACCCCGACGCAGATTTGTTCCTCTTGGCGTTGTAAGACAGCATTCTAGCTAGACGTAATACACTTTCTTTTCTATCAGCTAATTCAATAAAATTTTCTCTGCTGTTTAAGTCAATCCTAAATGCTAGGCTCTGCCCTAGAAAAGCTATCAGATCTATTAATGCTACGTATTCGGAACTTTCTATAAAATCGTTGAAATCTTCTGGATAATTTTCTTTGATATAGTTAATCATTACCCTGCGAAGGTTTTCAAAGTCGTAACTTTGAAAATCCGCATTACGGAAAGTTTGATAAATTCTAGTCCAGTCTTCAGCTAAAATTAGGTTATTTTGTCTAGTAGTTGTAGTCATCTAATGTGTCCTGTGTAATATTTATTTTTTTAAAATATACGCATATTATCTTAGAATCTTGGAATATCGGTTCGATTAAAGGCAATAAACATTTCTTCTGTAATATCAAATTCTATATACTTAAGATCAGCTTCAATTCTTATTCCTTGCTCATTAGGGACAACTGCTATACTTTTAACTTCAATTCTAGGATCTGCTTTAAGTATTCTTATAACATCATCCTCTATTACCTTGATATTATTATCATTCATCGGTTCATATATCATAGACCAAATTATAGTTCCAAATTCTGGGTTTTCCATCTTTTCGCCTTTTTTAATATTAAAGGCGTTCATGATATCTTGTTTGACAAGATCTATATCATATAATTTAAATTTTTGTCGAATAGCCCTGCTGCCAAATCCCTTGTAAGCAATGCCTCCGCTGATCCTATCATTTCCAGTTGACGCTTTGATCGAATCAACTTTTTTTACATTATAAATTTTATTAGACATTTTTATTCCTTATTTTATGTAGCGGGCGGAAGAGCTTGACGAGTTTCTCTATCAGTCTTTTCTAACGCACTCTCTTGAGGATTTACATTTTCATGTTTGTACCACGGCTCGTGCATAGGCATACGTTTCATTATGCTTTGTACCAGATTAAATGATTGATATCTTGTTTGAGCATATTTTTGCGAAGCATCAACTACTTCGTTAGGATGAAGTTTGATCCGTTCCTCTTTTACAATACGCTCCGCTAATATCGGAGATTGAGCAGGGGTTGCTGGATCACATTTAATTTCTATGCGTTCGGCGTATTGTACATGCTTACTACCGCTTAAAAAATGACTGTCTGTTCCTGCTGTTGAAAATATACTTGTACCAGCTGTTAGATGACTGTTACCAGCAACTTTAATTTTTTGATCAGACCCAACAGTTAATTCTAGGCTTTCTCCTACTGTTTGTAATAATGATCCCTCAAACACATTTTGTATTTCTCCGCCAACATAGTTGTTAACGGTACCGCCAATATACGATGAAAAATCTTTTTCAATATCTTGGGTGTAATTTTTTTCAGCACGGACATTAATATTACGTCCAGCTTCTAAATTAATATCTCTATCTGCTCTAAAATTAAAATCTCCTTGAGTATGTATACTCACAGAATCTGCCGCAAAGATATCAATTTTTCCGTTACTGGTTAATTCAATCCACGATGTTCCTCTTGAATTTCCTATGTAAATTAAATCTTCAGAGTTATGTAATAGTATCTGGTGACCTGTTCTAGTTCTTACTCTAAAATATTCGCTGATGGGAATTCTAACATCGCCTTTTTCTCCCTTAAGAACATTGGCATATTCTGGAGGACCTTCTGCTGCTGGCGTTTTTCTTACAAATCTGTCATCGCCGTCATCCATGACAAATTGTGTGCCGCCTACTCTGCTTACTGGTATTGGTTTAGTTTTATCATCTGAAGTTCCAGTGGGCATTCTTTTAGCACCTGGACGTTTGTCTAAGGGCCCTGGTGTTGATATACCAAACACAGATGGTGTTTGATTTCTTCGCATAGTAGATGAAGTTCTACCGCGTATATCATCCTCGATTAGTCCCTGTTCCAACATAAATCCTGCTATAGGATGGACTGGTTTTTTAGTTTCGTCGGGGCCTTCTTTTCTTTGTATTGCCCTATTATATTCTGCTACAGGAAGCGGAATATTTCCAAAATCTTCTTTTTGAGTGGGTGATAAGTCGACTGCTGATGAAGCAGCTATAGCAGGGACCATATTGTTCATATAGGTATCAGGAACACATCCTACCCAAAATCCCTTGCCGGTTTCTGATTCAAATACACATAATACAGTTACTCCAATATCTGGCGGAATAAAACTCATCCCATAGGATTTTTGTGTGTCATTAAATGCGTTTTCGTTGCCAGTATTAGAACCATTGAACACATAGTTTGTAGAGCCAAAAAATGGAGGACAATAATATACGTCCACTGTTTGACCTTCTAGGCCTATTGGATCAGAATCTGTAGTAATTAGAGTTACTGTTAATCTCCCCATAAAATTTGGATCTTTATGGGCAACTACTTTGGCTAAACGGATTCCTAGCGACCTCTGTTCTTGATATCGCTCTTCATTTAATCTATGCGTCTGTGCCATTATTATTTCCTAATTTAATTGCCATTATTGAGCTGTCTTTCTAAATCTTCACTATACTCTAGTTTTTGTCCCTGAGGTCCAGTTTTAACATTACCTTCCTTTTGAAAAGGCGGAGGTTGATTATCGGTAGCTCGCCATTCACGAGTAACTTCAACTGTAGAAGTAGTTACTGGAAATGTTTGTACTTCCACTGTAGCTGATTCTTTAACAACTGGTGAATTCGACTGGACATCAAACTTATCACTGGAGACAGCCGCAGGTGCGGCAGCCGCAGGTGCGGCAGATACCTCCGGAGTGCTTGCAATAGCAGGTTCAACTGCTGCTGCTGCCGGAGTTCCGTTTAGCTGAGCTCTATTAGGATCAGGAGTAGGTGATAGTCCTGGACTTTGTAAGAATGGGTCTGATTTCTGGTTGATTAATTCTTCAGGCTGTTGTCCTCGATCTCTAAATAAATTTAATTCTTGTGTAAAAACTCCGTCAATAAATTTACTTTTAACTGTTCTGATTCTAAACAAGCCGCTGTAAGGACTGTCCGTAAAACCAGCTGCTGGAAATAGGAACAGCGACCTTCCTTTAGGAGGAGCATCAACAGGACTCTTAAATCTTAGATAAAGTCGAATTTCAACTTCTTCGCTGGCCATCGTTCCGTCACTGTTGACCTGAGCTCCTGGTGCTACTGGTGCTACATTGTCTATAAAAACTCCAGATTTAGTTAGATAGTACGGGTCACCTAGTATGGTAAGATCTAACATTATCATTTCTGTATCTAACAACATGGCCTGTTCAAAGGCCCTGGCTACTCTTATTTCTG